CCCAGACCACCTGCCCGTCGAGCAGGCGCTCCTTGAGGCTCTTCATGGGCGCGTTGAACGTCAGCGGCCCCTGCCGCACGATCTCCGTGCGCAGGCCGTTCGCGCGGAGCTTTTTTTCGAGCTCCGGCGCGTTGTAGGGGTCGTAGCCGACCGCCCGGATGTCGAAGAGCTTCGCCTGCTCCACGAGCCAGTCGGCGATGTATTCATAGCGGACGTAGCGCCCCGGCGTGATCGTGAGCCATCCGCGCCGCTGCCACTCCGCCCAGTCCTTCTCCTCGTCGCCGTTGCCCCGTTTGATCTTGTCCTCCGGCACCCAGGAATGGTGCCGGACGCAGAGCGTCCCGCCCTCTTCCCAGACGATCGCGGCCGCGCAGAAGTCCTCGGACTTCGCGAGGTCGAATCCCGCCCAGGCGGCGGGCCTCAGCAGGCTCGTCTGGATGTCGGCGCGGTCGTTTCGCCGCAGGGTGTCGAGATCCACGTAGACCGCCTCCGGGGGCACCGCGAAGCGGTTCAGCTGCTTCGTCACGAAGTCGGCGCGCTCCTGCGGGGAGCGCTTCGCCCGCTCCCAGTCAAGGACCAGGTCTTCGAGCGTCATGAGCGTGCCGAGGGACGGGTTCGCCATCCCCCACCATCGCGGGTCGTCATAGGGCAGGTCCGGGTCGATCTCGTAGATGATCGGAAGATACGTGTCGACCGCGAGCTCGGTGACGTCCGGGCTGCGGTCGAGGATCTTCTTCGCGTAGTTATAGTGGTAGACGCAGGGGCCGTCCAAAATGGTCCCGGCGGTCGTCGTGTACCACATGAGCGGCTCCCGGAATTTCTTCATCGGGCGGAGCAGCTGGTTGATCTGGTCGAAGCTGTTCTCGTTCTCCAGCTCGTCCTTGATGACGAAGTACGGCCTGAGACCGTCGAGGCTGCTGGGGTCGTTCGCCAGGTAGGTCACCCGCGAAAAGTCCGGGTCGTAGCGCGATTCCGAGAGCCGCAGCCGGATCTTGTTCTTCAGCACGGAAGACATCGTCATCTGCGCGTAGAAGTCCATGTACTGCCGTCTCGCCTGCTTCGCGTTGTTCGCCGCGAAGTAGTTCTCCCCGCCTCTTACGCCGCCTTTGGTGAGCATGTAGCCCATTTTCCCGGAGCTCCTCGCGGTCTTGCCGTTGCCCCTCGGGACGAACTCGAACACCTCGCGGTAGCGCCGGTGCCCGGTTTCGGCGTCGATCCAGCCGAACGCCTGGCCGTCCACGAAGCACTGCCAGGGCATGAACGTGAAGGTCTCGTAGTCCCCGGCGGTCGGCAGGAGATACCGCTCGCAGAACTCCACCGGGAGCCGTGCGCGTTTCAGGTCGAAAACGTACCGGAAACGCCCCGTTTCGGCCTTTTTGAGGTCGTCGAGGAAGTGCTGGGCCTGCTGTTTGATCGTCTTCGGCGCGAGCACACGGCCGGAGAGCGCGTCCTCCGCGTACTGATAGGCGCGGGACTGCATGATTTCTTTTGCGGAACTCATGGCTCATCCATCCCGAAGGTGTCCCAGCCGTCGTCCTCCGGATCCTTCCGGAGATCCTCGGGCGTTTCCTCCGCGGGCCTGCCCCGCTTTTTCGGCGGGAGCAGGTTCCAGCGCTCCAGGATGGCGGCCCTCGCGGTCTCGCTGTCCCTGCGCATCATGAGCAGGTAGCGGGCCGTCTTCGCGTCCCCGGCGCGCAGGCGCGCCGCGCAGGACGTGCGGAGCTCCGCGATGCTCTCCTGCAGCAGGCAGGCCTCCCGGATGTCGCGCATGGACAGGATGTCCCACAGGCCCTTCTCGGCGAGCTTCCTGCCGCAGGCGTCGAAGAACGCGACGGTCTGCCGCTGCTGGATCCCGCGCAGCATTTCCGCGCGCAGCTCCTCCGCGGTCATCGCGTCGTCCTTTTTCCGCCTCGCCATGGGGTCCTCCTTATAGCACTCTGTAGATCAGCACCGCCAGCGCGGCCTTCTCCCCGCCGCCCTCCGCGCGCATCGTGAGGCGCGTCTCGCCCGGGATCTCGTGGCACTCCTCCGTCAGCACGGCCTCCGCGAATCCGTCCGGGGAAACCGTGCCGGCGATCGGCTCCCCTGCCGTGCCGTCCCCCTTCAGGATCTGGCAGGTCACCGTCTTCCCGGACAGCGGGAACGGAGTGCCGTTCTTCCAGGTGCGCACGCGCCAGGTCACCGCGTTTCCGTCCCCGAGGGGCAGGCAGGAGAGCACGTGCCGGACGCTGCCGACGGTCAGCTCAACGTCGGTGGTGATGTTGTACATCCTTCGTCTCCTCTTCCCGCGTGAGCAGGATGACCGCCCGCGGGCTCTTGTTCCAGAAGCTTTCCTCGCTCATGCCGCCGCGCAGGGCCCGCATCAGGAGCCCGTCCCAGGGCCATCCGCCCCGCTCTTCGCGGGGCTTTCTGCGTTTTTTGGCGCTTTGGGAAGGCTGTCGTTCACCGCGCGCCGCATTTCGTCCATGATCACGAGGATCTCGTCCATCCGGACGTCGTGCTCGAACGCGCGGCAGCTGAGAACCGGCTCCGGCGCCCGCCTCGACTCGTTCCGGTGCATGACCGCCGAGGCCATCGCCCCGTAGGCCACCGCGAGCGCGCCGCCGTAGGTCCTGGCGTCCAGCTCGCCCAAAATGAAGAAATAGGATATGCGCTGCCCGGTGGTCTCCCGCCAGTAGCGCTCCGCGAGCATCGCGGCCCGGTTGTCGAAGCGGAGCTCGCGCTTCTCGCCGAGCAGCTGCGCCTCGATCACCGGGGCGGTGATCACTTCCGCGGTGACGATTTCACGTTCTGCCATACTGCCTCCGATTCAAAGAAAAGCCCCATCCCGCGAGGAGATGGGGCCGTGGGGTTACGGTCAGCCGCCGCCGCCGTTTCCGCTCTGCGCGGACGGCACGGTGGACCAGGGCGCGCGCACAGCGGCGAAGAAGGTGCTCTCCGTCCAGTCGCAGTTCTCGTCCGCCGTGTCCGCGGCGTACATGACGACGCTGTGCTCGTTGGTGTCGGAGTCCGTCCACATATAGGACAGCTTGACGCCGCTGGCTTCGATGGTCTGGTCCTGGTATTCGATGGTGCCGTCCTCGCGGGTCTTCGCGGAGAGGGCGCCCTCGTTCAGGCGGGCCTTCAGCAGCCAGACCATGAACTTGGTGTCGTCGTCTCTCGTGATGCACACGCCGATCGCGCACAGGGGCGCCAGCGTGTCGGAGACGAGCTCGCCGCCGTTCGCGTCCACGACGCGGCCGAAGTAGCGCTGGCGCATGGCCGGCGTGATCCTCGGGATCGTCGCGCTGAAGTCGATGGTCGTCAGCCTCTTGAGCTTGCGGATCGTGCGGTTCGAGGCGCTCTTGGTCGTCTCGGCATAGTTGGGGGTCAGGGAAAAGTCGACCGCCTCGGCGATCAGGTCCGGCGTGCCGTAAGCCGGCGCGCTGGTGCCTGTATCCTCGGTCGACATGAGCGCGGCGTAGATGTCGCCCACGCCGTCATTGATGCCCAGCGCCTGAAGCTGCGCAAGGGTTCCCACAACGGGGGTGGTGACGGGGGAATCGTCCGCCATGTTTCTCACGTCCTTCCTTTAGATGTTTCTTTCGTCCGTCCGGAGCTGGTGCAGGATCGCGTTCGACTGGCGCATGATCGCGTCAGCGCGGTCATCCTCCGCGTCGCTCCAGAGCCGGCAGCGGAGCAGGCAGTACTGCGCGTACAGCTCCGGCTCCGCTGTCGCCATGGCGGGTTTGACGCCCGCCGCTCCCGCGGACGCGATGGCGGCCAGCATGGCGCGCTCCGCGTCGCGGTCGGTCTCGGAATCTTCCTCGACGCCGCGCAGGTAATCGCGAACGACGTCCTGCCCGCCGAGGAGTTCCAGCACTTCGCTGTTTGTCACGTTCATCACTCCGCGAGGGTCAGGCCCTTGAGGGAATAGGTGACGATGTTGTCAGCATAGCCTTCCGCGCTCGCCACGACGCGCACCGTCTGCGAGCTCTTGTCGGTGATGCGGATGACGATCAGGCCGTCGTCCCCGAGCGTGACCGGATGGCCCACCGTGCCGCCGATCAGCTCGACGGTGATGGTCTCGGCGTCATCGGAGGCGAAGTGCAGCGCGAGGTAGTGCCCGCTCTGCTCCGCCTCGTCGCCGGAGAATCCGGTGTAGCCCGTGACGGCCTTCAGGGTGCCGGTGATGGCGTTCCCTTCGATCTCGACGTCCTCCTGCAGGTCGGAAGCCGACTTGCCGAGGAGGTCGTCGGTAATGTCCGCGTCAGCCGTCAAGCCCGTCAAGGGGCCAGTTTCGCCAAGCGCAGCCGGTTCGCGTCCTCGCATCTGATGTCGTAATCGTAGCCGATCACGGTCAGATCCATGTCGAGGTTGATGTCGCGGTCGGTCTCGAGGCGCAGCGGATCGTCGTAGTTGACGTGCAGCGTGGACAGGTCGCCGACCAGGTAGCCGTTCGCCCGGACGCAGCTGTCGCAGATGACGACCTCGAAGCCGAGGACGGTCTTCGCGGGCGCGCCGTACAGGGTCGCCGCGCCGTTGGCGAGCGTGGAGATCATGAGCTGCCAGTCGGCATAGGGCATGACGACCTTCGCCTCGTCGCGGACGCCTTCCGGCAGGGCGGCGATGGCGGCCTGGATGGCAGCGAGGATCTCCGCGCCGGTCGGGTCCGTGCTGGCCTGCGCGGTGGTCACGGCGGTGATGCACATGTCGCCGTTGGCGCTCGTGGTGCCGTAGACGGACATATGGGTGAAGTCGCCGGCGGACGGTGCCGCGCCGGAGGAGCCGTGCAGGAAGATGCGGCTGCGCATGAAGGCGCGGTGCTGCTCGGTCATGCGCTTCGTGATGTAGGCGTTGAGGTCCGTGTCCGTGCCGCGCATGATCGCGCCGGGCACGAGGATCTTCTCACGGCCCGGATAGCGGCCGAAGGAGACGACCGCGTCCGCCAGGGTGTAGGCGGCGGCGCCGGTGGATCCGTCGGGCATCTTCACGGCGTCGGTGTCCGGCGTCGCGGAGATCTTCGGCAGGCGCAGGCCCTTGATCTGGGTGTGCGTCAGGTACTGCAGGAAGCGGTCCTCGCCGTAGATGTCCGTGATCAGCTGGGTGCTGACTTCAACGGGCAGCAGCGGGCCGCCGGGGTTCCCGCCCTTGGTGAAGGTCAGGGCGTTCTTGATTTCCGCGGGCAGTTCGCTGCCGGTCATGCGGCTGCGGAAAAACGCTCCGCGGGCCTCGTTGGTGAGATTGCTCATGGCTTTTCCCTCCGTTTTCATGTTCGCGTATTGGTTGGCTATCAGCTCCCGCTGCTCTGCCATCTCGTTGTCGCCGGGCCTCCCGGCCAGGCACTCGGCGCCGACGGGCGCCTTCTCCGCGGTATGCGCGCGGCGTCTCCGCTGCGGCTCCGCGCTGTTCAGGGTCACCGGGCCGCCCTTCTTCTCTTCCGGGGCAGGTTCCGGTTCCGGTTCGGGCTCGGGCTCCGGCGCGGGCTTCTTCTTCGCCGCCCGGTTCGTGAGCGAGGCCAGCGCGGAGCGCTCGCAGAGCATCGCCGCGACGCGGAAGCCCTCGATGCGGGCGGCCGCCAGCGGGCTCAGATCCTCCGGCTCTTCTTCCTCTTCCGGATCCTCTCCGGCTTCCTCTTCCGGATCCTCTTCCGCGGCGTCTTCCGGCTTCTCCTCCGGGTCCTCTTCCGGTTCCTCTTCTTCTTCCGCTTCCGCGGCCGGCTGGGCCGCGTCCTCGTTTTCAAAGAGGATGCCGTCCGCGAATCCGAGCTCGACCGCACGGTGCGCGTCCATCCAGGTCTCTTTATCCATGAGGCGCGCGATCTCGTCCCTCGTGAGGCCGGTCTTGGTCTCATAGGCGTTGATGATCGACTCCTTGACCTCGTCGAGGAGCTTGATCGCGGCCCGCATGTCATCGGTGTCGCCCGCGGCGACGGTCATGGGGTTGTGGATCATCATGAGGGCCGTGGGGCTCATGAGCACCCGGTCGCCCGCCATGGCGACGACGCTCGCCGCGCTCGCCGCGAGGCCGTCCACCTGGACGAACACCTTCCCGGCATAGTCGCGCAGCATCGTATAGATGCGGCTCGCCGCCACGCAGTCCCCTCCGGGGCTTGAAATGTGCAGGGAGATGTCCCCGCTGCCGCTCTCCAGCTCCTCGCGAAACGCTTCCGGCGTCACGTCGTCGTCGAACCAGGAATCCTCCGCGAGGACGCCCTCGAGGCGCAGCACGCGCTGCTCCCCGCCGTCCGCCTCGTTTTTGACTTCCCATTTCCAGAACTTGTTCATGTGTTTCCCTTCCTTCTATGCCTCATCCTGGCTCCCCGGCTCCGCGGGGGAGCTGCCGCCCTCAGGCGGCTGAGGGGCAGGAGCGTTATGCTCCCCGTTCACCGCGTCCGCGGAGATGGTCAGCCCCGCGGCGACGAGGGAGACGGGCGCGAGGTCTTTCGAGATCATCGCCATGTCCCCGCCCTCGACCGGCGGCAGGTAATCCCGGGCGCGCAGCTCGTTGACCGTGCGCTTTCCGGTGCGGATCGCGGCCTGGTCGCGGGTCGCCGTCGCGGCGCTGTCGCCGCGCAGGTAGGCTTCCACGTCGAAGTGGAAGTGCATCCCGGCGTTCAGCTCCTCTGGCAAAAGGAGCTTGTAGTCCAGCTCCTCTTCCCACTGGGAGACGATCGGCTGCATCGTGAGCGTGATGAACTCGATCGTCTGCTGCTCGATGGAAGCCGCGGTCGCGTCGGAGTAGTCCCCCAAAAGGTGCGGGGGCAGGTTGTAGACGGTCGCGACGCGCGAGCGCGTGATCGTCTCCACGTCCCGCAGGCCGGATT